TCCTCCCTAACCTTTTTTTTAAATCCTTCTGGATCTAAACTTTTTAAATACTGAACTAAATTCATATTGCAAATATAAGAATAATGGAGGGGACAAGCCCCTCCGTTACTCAAATTGTTAATTAACTAAATGCTGGATCAGCATCTGCAGATAATACAACACCAGAAACTACCCAGTTAGTGTTGTCTACACAACGAAACTGTAAGTGAGTACCTGGCTCTATGTTGTCATTAAGACTTAACTTAGTATCTGTTAAATCAGACTGCACAATAGTAGTACCAGTATTATTTTGTGCTAATACACCGCCTAATAAAGCTCCAGAAGGAACTTCAAAAATACAAGCTTCTGCATCAGAAGCAACAGTTACTAAAAACTCAAAACATAATCCAGCTGCTGCTGCTGGTAACGTATAAGTACGAGCGCTAGTTGTAGCAGCAGTTAAAGCATATAATGAATTACTGTCATCATCTAAGATAGTTGCATTAGCATCTCCTAAAGTAATTACCTTTTTTACACTTCTTAACGCAGGTAAATGTACTACATCAGCGCCAACAGTGTCTTTCGCTTTATAGAAAGAACCTATAGCAGTTCTTAATCTATTAAAATCAAATTTCAAAGCCATTTCTATTTATTTTAAAAATTAATAATTAAAGTATTGCCGTTTAAGCTTCTCTTCCGTCAATACCAGTTAAGTGATTATTGAGGGGTTACTCTGTACTTCACCCCTCTCTAATCGTTAAATTCAGTTATTATTCGTGAGTAATAGAATCTACTTCTTCAACTCCGTCAACAGCATAAATGCTTTTAACATCATCAGCAAGTGTAATAACACCTACACCTTGAAGAACTATTCTTCCTATCTCTTTTAATACTTCATCCGCCTTACCACTAGTAACACCAAGTGTTATAGCTTTAGCTGCACCACCAGTATCAGCATAACCAATAACTACAGTAGTTGCGTCAGTATTTCTGATATACTGTACTCTATCTGAATCTAAGCAGATTTGATCTGTTCCAGATTCAGCTACATATAAAAAACATCTATTTGCCATAATATATAAGTATTGTATTATGCTGCGGAAAGGATTCCACAAGATAATGGGTTACGAACTATAATTCCAGACTCAGATAAAACGTGAGCTTCAAATTTATCATCAGCATTTGCAGCCATCATAGATGATTGATCGTATGGATTAATCATACCAGCTACATACTTCTTGATAAATGAACGGTTAGATCCTTCAGCTCCTTTAGTAACAAGCTCGATGTTAGAAACACCACTTGTTCTACCGAAATCAAGGAATACCATTTTTGCAGACTCTTTTAATCTGTTGTCACCAAAAGCATTTGTACCTGATGCAGCTGAATGTAAATTCGGATCATCAAATACAGGACAGTAAGCAATAGTAATTTTGTTACCCATAGCCATGTAAGAAGTAAAGTTAGCACCAAGCTGAACATCACCATTTACACCTACCATAGATCCACCAGTAAACGATCCAGAAGGAGCGATCACTAATTCTTTCATTGCTTTGTGGAATGCTAAACGACCTTCAGTACCAGTAAATACAACAAACTCATTTCCTTCAGCTTGTGTAGTATTTAAAGATAACTTAGCTAAAAACTCAGTAATGATGTCTTCTGTTAAAGCACCTAAAGTATAAGTAGCTTGATTAGAAGAATCTATTTGAGCTAATAAACCATCTCCAGTAATAACTGAAGTAGCTTGAGTTCCTGAAGTTCCGCTAAGACTAGAAGTCAATGCACCTGGACGAGCTACAGAAGAAGACTCATTAGTAATAGACTTACGTCCATACCATCTTTGTAATTCTTGCTGATACATAAACTCATCCATCATCATTTGCTCTTTAGTAAAGTACCAAAGACGATGTCCATTGTTTTCAATCCACATAATATCTGTAATATCTTTTCCAGATACAGAAATTTTCTTACGAGAAGTCGTAAGGTAATTTTTGTAAGTAGAAGGATATACATAGTTTTCACCTACATCAGATCCATTAGATCCGTTAGGGAAGGCAGAACCAATTGATGCAAAAATTGCATCTGCATGAACATCTGTTAATTGTAATGGATTAGCAGTACCATCAATCATTTCAATTTTAATATCAAAAGATGCAGATGTTACAGTAATACCACCATTAGCAGTAGATTGTGCAGTTGAAGCAGTTGGATCTTCTAATACAAGACCAACAGCGCCAGATTGGAATCTAACCATATCAAATTTGTTTAAGAAATTTGGTGTACGACCTGAAGTGTCACCATCACCTCTTAAATAGATAACATCTCCGTCAGCGTCAGCAGCAGCTACCGCAGTACCTGAAACAGTTGAAGCACCACTATTAGCAGTAGATCCTACAAATGTTACACCATCTGTAGAAATCCAACCAGCTGAAAATGTTGGAGCGTTATAACGGTCCATAATCTTCCATTCGAAAGAATTATCTCCGAGTACTTTTTCTTGTGCAAAACGACCTGTTCTTTCCATAAGATAAGTCGCTGAATAACGAGGATACTGTTGAATCAACGTTTTTGCAATCTCTGGGTATTGCAATAGTGCTGTGTTCAAAGCATTCTCAGGAGTTGTTCCAGAACCATAAGTTCCAGTATAAACCTTTGCCATTTTTTCTAAATTTTAAATATTAAACACTATTTTATTATCCAGAGTATTTTCACGTAACTTTGGGCATCGCCCTATTGTATTTGTAAAGCTACTCTCTCATAAATGCAGCAGGATCAAATCCGCTCTTCTTTATAGAAGTTTTTGGTCTTGACTTACTGCTTAGACTTGGCGAGGTAATATCATTAAGTATTGATGCTTTACCATCTTCCAAACCTTGATTACGCAAAATTTTAGCAAATTTGTCTTTAAATAACATAAACATAGCAACCTCAGAAGCATTGTCGTGAGAGTTCCAAATATCCTCAGCCATTTTACCTGACGTAATGTACTTATAGGCCTCTTGCGCTTGACCTTTTGTTACACGACCACCCATAAAAGTATCTAAACCTTTTAAGTAACCTTGTAATTCTTTTTTATTTTTTGCGACTTTTTCTTTAGCCGACATTTCTTCTTCTTGTTTTTGCTTATAGAATTTTGTTTTTTCCTGTTCGATAGCTTGTTTAAGCTGTCTTCTTATTCTATATGCTTCACGTTTCATAACTCCAGAATCTTCCATTTTATCAATAGCTTCTTCTATTTCAAAGTCTTCCATACCATCTGTTTTCATTTCAGCTCCAATCAACTCTCTATCATTCATGTTTAGATATTGATTCATTCTACCAATAGCTTCATTATTTGGCTGATCAACAAATGGTGAGTTTAACGCTTTTATAATATCTTCTTTGCTTGCTCCTTGTATTCCAAGTTCTTTTGCAAACTTAGACCAGTCTAATTCTCCAGTCTCCTGTACGCTTTCAGTTTCTTTAACAACTTCGGGCTGAGGATCGATATCCCAGTCTTCATCTTCTTGGACTTGTTGAGCTTGTTCTTTTTGTTCAGTTTCAATACTGTCCCAAGAAAATCCATCAGTCGATTCTTCTGTTTCTTCTGATTGTGCATTTTCTACTTTTTCTGCAGCTTCTTCATTATACTTTCCTTGAAACTGCTCCATCATTTGATCACTAGCAAAAGCTAATGGATCAAACTTTTTTTCCTCAGTTGATTCAGTTGCTGCTGTTTCTACTGTTTCTTGTTCTTGTGTTGTTGATTCTGCAGATGCTGCTTCCTCAACTAAGTTTGTTTGTTCTTCTGACATAATTTTATAATTTGTTCCCTAATTTGCAAATATACTAAGATTTTTTAATTATATTTTGCACTCTTTCTTTTCTCTGTGGACTTACAGATGTTTCTTCAGATTCTTTTTGTGCTTTACTTAAATTTTTCTTTTCATCTGTTTCCATTCTTTTTGTTAAAAATATTTGTTTATTCTTAACATTATGTGCAACATCAGTAGTTTCTCTAGCTAAATCATCTTTCATATCTGCTATTTTAAGATCTGTTTCTGATTGTATTCTAGCAACCTCAACTTTAGCTTGGTTTTTAATTTGTTCAAGTTGTACTTGTCTTTCAAACTCAGCTTGTGATGCAGCTTGTTGTGCTTCCATTATAGCTTGTTGTTGTTGTGCTTGTCCAGCTTGTTCTTTCTTAATTTCTTCCATAGCACGTTCAAGTATATGCTCTGCTTCTGTAAAGGTATCTGCTTTAATTACTTTTATGATATCAAGCAGTGTAGCTTGTCCACCCTGTAGTGCAGCTTGTGCAATACCTTGTAGTTGTTGACGCATAGCATCATCTTTACCAGAGTCTCCAATAAATATACCATAGTCTTGTAATGAAACATCTGGCATAATAGATAAAAATTTATAGGCACCATCAGCTAATATGTAAGATGACTTTTTACCGTTAGCCCAGGATACTTTCATAAGATTACAAACTTTTTCAAAAACTCTTTTTTTAACTTGTGAATGTGAATAGAACCAACTTTCAGTTATTGTAGCAGATTGTACAACACTACGCTGTACGTTTCCTACATACTCGTACTGACCAACGGCACCTTCACGCTGAGGTGATACACCAGATATTTGTCCAGCTGTTTGTTCTAACATCATCTTAAGATTGATAAGCTGCTGTACGGAGTTGGATAATGTAAAGTCTATTTGTTGAAATTGATTAAATGATGCTAACTGATTACCTTCTTCTTTAGAATTAATTGGTATAATACCATCTGTTTTTAGGTGATACAATACAGTTTGCATATCCATACCTAAATTTGTTGGTAACTGAGATACGTCATATACTACAGCTTTACCACCAGATCTAGCCATAGCCAGTTCTATTTGATACATTACAATATTGTAAAGCATCTGTATATTTTTAAGTAGATCTACCATAGATACAGCTCTACCTGTTGTATTATTTCTAACACATCCTACATAAGAAAGTTGCGTACTACCTGCATCATCTACAGATCTAACTTGATTTGGCCTACGTCTAGCTCTTACTAATATTTTACCACCAATTTTTGTAGCTTCCCAAATATCATCTACATATCTTGTAACTAATTGCTCTCTTCTACGAGGCTTGTAGTCATCAGCTACAGCTTTCATAAATGGTTTTTCTGGATTAAATTTATTTTCAGATACTTTAAACTTAAGTGTTTTGATAGATTTCCATTCTACCGATACAACACGTATTTTAACTTCTTGTCCTTCCTGGTAATCAATCCAATCAAACTGGCTGTTGTATGCAGATAAATCATCATAGCCCCCTATCTGATACATAGCTGATAATTCTTCTAGATCTTCTCTTGTAAGCTCATCTCTAAACTCATCAAGTATTTCACTATATGATAAATATCTTTCTTCACCTACCCATGATGCATCATCTAAATAATCTGAGTTAGAATTTATTTCATACACAACACTTCTTGGATCTACACGTCTTACATACGGATCTCCATTGTGATCATATACTTTGAAAAATTCTTTACCAGTTACAAGTAAATCTCTAAAACCTTCTTTAAATATATCTCTGTAGTGATATTTTTGCATAAGATATTCTAATCCATCTTGTGCAGTTTCTTCTACCATTTCACGATAATTGTATCTCATATATAGATCAATATCTTCTGGTATTTCCATTTCTGTTATTGCTGGAAGTGCAATACCTGTTGCGTCTTTAAATTCTTGATGTATTTCTTCTGTTAATTTTTTCATAATTAAATTAACTTTTACATCTTCTTTTCTTAGTACAGCCTCTTTGTTTGTAGTTGATACTTTAATATCCATCGGCCTTCTTAGCTCTTCTCCAACTAAAAGATCAATCTTTGGTGATATAATAGGATAGTTCACGAGTCTTGCTGGGTAAGCCATACCATACTGCTCTGTGATATATTTAAAATCTTGCAACTCTAAACTTCCGTTGTAGATATTGTAGTTTTGTATATCGTTTAATCTTGAATTGTGATATGGAGAATCTATATATGCCATATATGACACAACTGCATCTACCCATTTATTAGCCCATTCTTCTGTTTTTTCTGACTCTAAAACAAATTGCGGTGGAAATATTGATTGTTTGTAATCCATTATTATATCAGTTTTGGTACACCATTTCTATCTAACCTATAATACTTAAAACCTATATCTGCTTGTTCTGCTTCTATTGTCTTAGCTTGTATCCTGTAGTTATCTACATTATGTATAAGACAAAGACCAAAAGCTATAGCTCGGTCAGTATTTTTTGTTCCGTAAGATGCAAGCTCTTCAATAAGATCTAAAAACCAAATATCTTCTACATTCTCCCTTATATAGTCATCCATTAAATCTTCCATTAATGATTTGACTTGCTTATTCATATGCACACCATACCTGTTTCTAGTTTTAGTTCCAGGATTGTGTGCAGACTCTGGTTTTTCTTTTAGATACTTTAAAGCATTCATTCTTTTAAAGTAATCCAAAATTCCTATCTTAGTATATTCTACTAGCATTTTAGCATTGTAGTATATCGCTAATTTAAGACATCCGTCCCAAAAATCTTCTTTTTTTGCAGGACGATCTGTGTATTCCGCTACAACATAATCGCTTGCACTTTCCGTGTCTACAAATCTACGATAAATTATTGCACTTCCCAAAGACTCAGATGCACCCGCTTGATCTTGATCATAAGAGTCGATTCCACCTATATCTAAATCTTTGTATTGTGGTTCTGGATGATGTAATATTTTGTAAGGACCATCTGGATGTGGTCGCCACCGTACAATAAATTCTTCTTGTTCATCAAATTCCCAATCTAAATATCCTTGTTGAATTTGACTTCTATAATCTTTACTACTTAAAATTCTTGATCGCTGTGCATTTAGTAATGAGTTATCGAATCTTGCAGTTTTTGTATTTAAAAATGCTTCTTGCACAGTCAATGGATAGTTTTGTATATGTAGGTTATAAGCTTCTCTATCACCAGAGTTAGTAATTTTTTCTCTTTCTTCTAACAAAACTTCTTTCGCTGTTTCTACTTTTTCTTCACCTGTATCTATATTAAAGTATCCATAATAAGCTCTAGATGCAGGTATAAACATAGGAATAAGATTATATGCATCAGATTCATAATACATATCCATAAAATCTTTTGAGGCTTTACTTATATCACCACCAGTACCTCCTACGACAGGAACTCCAAATTGAAGATTACCATCCATAAAACAGGCCTTAGAAGACATATAAGCATTTTTCAAATGTTTAAACTCACCAGCTTCTTCAAACACCATCAAAGAAACACGTTCACCTTTAAATACTTCGGGGTTATCCATTGTTCTACAAATAATGGTAGATTGATAACCACCTATTTCCCATTTACCATCTTTGTTTTTTTGTTTATATCCAGATCGTAATATACCATCTGTATCTTTTAATATAGAATGCTTAAAGTTAGAATGTACTCCATTCAAACCTTTTTTTGTTTTATCAAAAAATGCATCAGCTGTAGCCTGTAATCCAGCTGCTATACCAACATCATTAAATGGGAAAAATGTATATTCATGTGCAATCATACCAGAGTTCATGTAACTAAAACCTTTATCACGAGCTTTAATTACAATCATACCCTTACCATCTTGTTTGCAAGTTTGGAAAAGATCAAAGTATTCATGATCCATTTGTCTATACCATGGACTAATTAAAGTTTTACGCGAACCTTTAGTTCCATCGTTACCAAGTATTTTGTAATAGTTTAAATAGAAATAATACTTACCAGAAATTTTTTTCATGCCTTTAGGCTTAAAACCATTTATGCATCTATCAAGTTCTTGTTCCCAATATTCTTGATATGCTACTGATTCAGGATTTAAATCTGGATGACCCTTATTTACAACAGGTCTATATCTTTGTGGATCTTTTTTTGCTCTAGCCATATTTTTGTTTTTTGTATCCACTAACTTTACTTAAGTTAAATGGATTGCGAGGATCTTCTCTACTGGCTAGTTTTGCATGGTATTCCTCATCTAAATTTACACCATGTAACACTTGTGAGTATTTACTTAATTCTTTGGCTTTAGGAAAATTACCTTCTTTTATAAATTTATTAAATCTATATCTTAAGTTTTGTAATTTTGGTTTTTTTGCCATATTTAAGTTAAGAATATATCTCCTGATGAAGTTGTTCCGTCAGACTTAGTTACAGTAAAACGTAAAATAGCACGCCCCCTGTCAGTTGTAGTTTCCATGCTTAACGTTTGACCAGAAGTAGTAAACCCCTGACTAACTTTTGCTGTATTAGCAGTTATAGCGTTAGATTGCTCAGTTGTAATACCTGGATCATCATCGCTATTATTGCCTAAGCTATTAATTATCATATATAAAACTGCTCTAAGTTTTTCTACAGTTTGACCTGTATTAGGCTCGAATAGTTCTTCTACAATATCTAATAGCTCCGCTCTTGTTCTTTTGTCATCATTACTAACAACAATTTTTTCAGATTCTTCTTTGAGATCTGCTCTTGCTTTTGCTAAATTACGATAACGACTTTTGACATCGGAGTTTTTATAATCTCCTTTTGCCATTAGTCATGCTGCATTCTACCGCCACCAGGATACATAGATTCCTTTTTCATTTTGCCTCCGCCTGGGTAGTTCATTTTTCCACCTTTCATCATTTTTTGTGTTTTACCACCATACATGAAATCTTTGTCGGAATCCATCATACCACCCATTCTCATCATCTTATCTTTCTTCATAGCACCTCCCATCATCATCTTGTCTTTCTTCATAGTGCCACCCATCATCATCTTACCTTTTCCATCAGCAGCATAAAAAGGAACCATCTTTCCTTCTTTATTTTTCACCATTTTAAGTTTGCCGCCTTTTTGCATTTTTTGCATACGACCTCCGCCAGGCATGTTTTGCTTAGGCATGTTTTTACGAACTTTCTTTTTGCCCATGTGTCCTCCACCAGGCATTTTTTTTGAATTTTTCATTTCAATATAATTAATTAAGTAATATTACTTTGCATTTCTTTTTTATTTTCTAGAAATGACAACTTTTTATCCCCCACTATTTTTTGTCGTTCACCTCTGCGTTCTATTGCATCGACTAACGTTTGTCTTGTTTTGTATATTTTTTCAATACCAATCATAATCTTTTGCAACCCTTCAGCTGTATCTTCATCTATATGCATATTATTCATATAGGTAGTAAACTGACTAATCTTAGTATTAAAAGCAATTAATTGTTCATCTAAAGGATCAAACTGTAATTGCTTGTACTTATCTATTGCAGCTAATATCTCAGGTCTTTTTGCTCCATACCATTCATACTTACCATACAGATCTTTACTAACAGCTTTTTTTCTTTCACTTTCAGTAAAGTGTCTATATGGACTATCATAGTCGCAAACAAGAGCTACCCACTTCATTGCGGCAGCACCTAACTTATCAGCTTTAAGAACGTTTACAAACTCTGGTACCCCCGTGATACCATCGTCTTGTTTATATATGTCCCCCTGTCTATCTAACTTTAATAGATACATTTTACAAAAATATACTATTCTCCGAGATATTGCAAATCAAACTTTAACACCCAAATAAATTTAGGTCCGTATGGTTCGTGTATACCATTCAAATCACGAACTCTTGTATAGTTCTCATTTTTCATGCTATGTATTTTTCTTTTCTTTATACTAAAATCCATATCAAATATTTCTTCACAAAGCATCATCTCATCTTTATATAGATCATCTAAGTAGTAAAAATATTTTTCTAAAATAAAAGTATTCTCCCCACAAACAAATACTTTACCTTGATCGCTTTTATATTCATTTGTCATAGCTTCAAAGATAATTGATTAAAAATTAAAAAGGAGGCGGAGCCTCCAATTTTTTTTATACTAAAATCAAAAAGATTTTATTATTTTTTACATAGTAAAATAAGGATTGTTCATAGAAAAAGCTTGAAATCCATAAGGACCAGTGTAACCCATTGGGCCAGGCTTTCTAAATAAATTAACCATTGGCTGTCTTTGCAGCATAGCACTTTCAAAAACATTAGGCATTTTATTCATAATAGAAGGTATATTAGAAACAGAAAACTCTGGTCTAGGTCTATTAAGAGGGTTACCACCAGTACGATTAGCTCTACCCTGTCTTAACTCTTCAAACCTTTGACCAGGAGCACCCATATTTTCTAATAAAGAAGTTATATACTGACTGCTTGATTCTGGATCATTTCCACGCAACATACTCATACTAGCTGGTTTTTTAATTTGATCTAGAATGTTTACGTTACCTTCATCACTTTGTCTTGATCCTATACCTGTTCTAAAAGTTTCTATTGCCATCTTATTTAATATATTTATTATACCCTGTTAAAAATCTATTATAATGTTTTTCATTATCACCATACTCATTAGCACCAAAACCATTATATACCTGCATATAATAATCAAATAATGCTCTTGGATTATTAGCTGGTAAAGGCTTATTAGACATACCATACACTTGTCTTGCTACAGCCATAGCAGCTAAAGGATTATCACTTTCTAATAAATTTAACAATCCTGCTTTGTCTGATGGTAGTCCAAGCTCTTCATATCTTTTTTGATACTTCTTTTGTGTCGTAGTATAATCATACTCTCTTGGATCCATCATAGTATTAAATGTAGGATCATCAATAGACATAAAAGAATTTGTATAGTTTCTACCAAAAGCACTACTATCAGCACCCATACTATTCTCCATAAATGATGTCATAATCATAAGATTTCTCAACACTTCTTGATTAGCTGGATTTTCTTTGCTTATAACCATATCAATAGCATTCATCATCTCTTGTGCCTTAGATCCTTCTACAATATTTTTATTAGCTTCTATTGTTTGAAACAATATGTTTTTAAGATCTGCATTACGTCTTTCCATTTCAGAAAAACTTAACACATATGGACCATCGCTTGTATAACCACCATTCATAGCTACAAAAGTAATAAAATTTTATGTAGTTGTCAGAAAGGGATGCTTTATGCTAAATACCCCCTACCGTGTCACAGATTTTTTACACCCCGTGTAACCTATACTGGACTATCATAGCATTTTTACGTAAAGTCTGTGCGTATTTATGCATCACTAACTAACAGACACTATACTATCATGAGTTTATTTAAATCATTAACAGGATTAGCTAAAGCAACTGTGCAATTAGTTAAAGAAGACAAACAATTTCGTAAAGAATTAGCTATTAGCATAGCAACTGCACCTATTATTGCAGGTAAAGAGTTCTTTGACACTATGGATAATGCTACAAATGCTACTAAAACTTACGATACTGTGCTTACTAAAGCATCAGAGAGATACATTGCCGAAGAGATATACAACGGTAATTTCACTGATTACACAGTAACAAAATAGTTATTGTATTGATTATCAGTTACTTAAGCGGAAACAACTAGAAGTCGTGCGCTATATTGTTTATCTTATTTATTTAAGTAACTAAGTTGGTTGGACAAGAAGTCAGGTTGGTTTGTTATTGTTTCCTTTATAATAGTAACATTCCAATTTGGCCTCAAAGTTCGGCCTTTTTTTTTACAAAGTCAAGTCAAATAACCTGTATTGGATGTAGTGGGGTTCGATTCCCCGCACAGGATCTAACCAGCCCAAGTAAGGTTCGGCCACCATTAATAGGTGATAGCTTACTAATACTATGAGAACTAGAATTAAGTTCAAGAAAGTTTCAAGTCCTTCTCAACAATTTAAGGACAAGATGAATAGGTATCGCAAGGCACATACAAAGACTGCTGAAGAAATGATGCAAGATTGTATGGATCGTGTAAAGTATCTTAACCCAGATGAAACTCTGCGTCAAAGATATATTACCAAGTTTATTACAAAAAACTTTGGTAACAATATCAAAGTGTGCAATGCTTTGAAAGAAAAGTATGTACCTAAAAGAAAGTTTAACCCAATAACAATACTATAATTATGAAAACTAATGAAATTAGAAACTATTTGCTGAACGATAGATCAGCGATGGAAAACAAAGGTATCAAGCTTGAATACCTTGAAGCAGCAACATCAGATAAAAAGTGGGACGAGTTC